AGACTTCATCGAACGACTGCAGGCCAACTACGACCCAAGCCTGTTGCAGGCTTACTTAGAAGGCCAATTCTGCAATCTCACAACCGGCCAGGTCTATGACCGCTTCGACCGGGCAAAGCACGTCATAACCGACATTCCAGACGTAAGCCGCGAACCTCTACGCGTCGGCTGCGACTTCAACGTCGGAAACTCAAATGCAGTCATTGGTGTTCGTCTTGGAGAAAAACTTCTCCTGATCGATGAGATCAGCGGCGCACATGACACCGACGCCATGGCACAAGAAATACAACGCCGAGCTGATGGACGCCCGGTTTATATCTACCCTGACGCATCAGGCGGAAACAGAAGCACGAACGCCTCGCGCACTGACATCCAGATCTTGGAATCGTATGGGTTCAGCAATCAATCACCGAAGGCCAACCCTCCCATCCGTGATCGGGTGGCTTCTGTTCAAGCTTTGCTGGAGAACGGGAAAGGTCAGGTAAGGCTGCAGATCGCCGCCAACTGCAAGCGGACAATCGAATGTTTAGAGCTGCAGAGTTACACCGAGGCCGGTGATCCTGATAAAGATGCGGGTTACGATCACATGAATGATGCGCTTGGCTATCTCGTCTACCGGGATTTCTCAATGCTCCATGCCCGCGCTGGTCGTGGTACTGGAATCAGGCTTTACTAAACTGCAGGTATTGGGCGGGTTTTAGCTGTGTACTCAGGCTTTTCTGGTCGCCAACGTGTTGGCAACGTCACGACGGTGGAAAGCCCGAACACGGCTTACGTCAACATGGAGCCGCATTGGCTGCTGATTGAAGCACTTTTGCAAGGCACTTACGGCATCAGAAAAGGGCATCGAAAATATCTGCCGCAAGAACCAAGAGAGCTAGACGAGGCTTATGACAACAGGCTGATGCGTTCAACGCTTGCGCCTTATTACGTCAGGCTTGAGCGGATGCTGGCGGGTATGTTGACCCGCAAGCCTGTGCGCCTTGAGGATGTCAGCGATGTTGTCACTGAGCAGCTTTTTGACGTTGATCTGCAGGGCAACGATCTAAACGTTTGGACTTACGAAACTGCACGTAAGTGCATTCGCTATGGACACGTTGGCGTTCTTGTTGATGCGCCCAAGGCAGGCGACAACGGCAGGCCCTATTGGACGCAGTACACGCCGCGCGACATCTTGGGTTGGCGCTCTGAAATCAAGGACGGCAAGCAGCAGCTGACCCAGCTGCGGTTGATGGAAACCATCACCGTGCCTGATGGCCTGTACGGCGAAAAGCAAGTGCAGCAGGTGCGCGTGCTTACCCCTGGTGCGTTTGAGATCCACCAGAAGGACAAGAAAGGCGACTTTGTGTTGATTGATGAGGGCCGCACCAGCCTTAGCGAGATCCCGTTCGCTGTTGCTTATGCCAACCGCGTTGGTGTTCTTGAGTCACGGCCGCCTTTGGCAGATATTGCTGAGCTAAACCTCAAGGCGTATCAGGTTCAATCTGATTTAGACAACCAGCTTCATATATCGGCTGTCCCAATGCTCGCTATATATGGGTTCCCGCAGTCAGCAGAGGAAATCAGCGCAGGCCCTGGTGAAGCCATGGCATTGCCTGAAGCTGCACGGGCTGAATACATCGAGCCAGGCGGCAACAGCTACAGCGCACAGTTCCAGCGCCTAGATCAGATTGCGCAGCAGATCAACGAATTGGGGCTTGCCGCTGTTCTGGGTCAAAAGCTCAGCGCAGAAACTGCAGAGGCCAAGCGTATTGATCGCAGTCAAGGCGACAGCACCATGATGGTGATTGCTCAGCAGATGCAGGATCTGATTGACAACTGCTTGGGCTTCCATGCGCAGTACATGCAGCAGGCGCAAGCTGGCAGCAGCTTTATCAACCGCGACTTCCTTGCTACTCGTCTTGAGCCGCAGGAAATCCAATCATTGCTGCAGCTCTACACCGCAGGCACCATCACGCAAGAGACGCTGCTCAACCAGTTGTCTGCTGGTGAAGTGCTGGGCGATGAGTTTGACGTAGAGGAAGAGATCGAGGCGACGCAGACTGGCGGCCTGATCGAAATGCAACAGCCTGAACCGACGCCACCTGCTGCAGAAGAGGCCACAATGCCAGAAGCAGAGCCGGAGGCTGAAGATGAGTTGGCTGGATAATCTGCGCAACCGCAAGCCTGAAGACCCGATGCAACGCCTCCTGTTTTTCTCGAAGCAGGAGCTGATTGAGCAAACTTACGCGGTTATCAGGGTCACTTGGTACTTGAAAGGCAAGATCTGTGGTGTGTCAGAAACGGCAATCGGTTTATACGAAGACGATGTGATCGCTGAGTTTTCTAGTTTTGTCGGCAACGCGCTACGGGCCGGCTGTGATGTTTCGATTGCTTGCATTGACGATCCGCAATATCTCGGCATTTATGAGTCATGAGCACGCCCGCCGAGCTTTATCGCAATGCAATCGACCTCAATCGGTTTAGCAACGGTGTTGCCAAGCGCATTGCTGTTGCATACAACGATCTTGTTTTGGATGCTGTTGATCAGCTTCGTGGCATCGATGAGCTTGCAGCGCCTGCGAAAGCTGCACGGCTTCGGGCGATCCTTGCGCAACTGAAGCAGTCGCTGGAAGGTTGGGCAGAATCAAGCACTGCTCTGGCTGTTGAGGAGCTGCAGGGCCTGACTGTTTTGCAGTCTGAGTTTGTGGAGGATCAACTGCGCAAGGCGTTGCCTGTTGAGCTGCGTGATCAGATCCGCAGTGTGCAGATCAGCCCGCAGTTTGCGCAGTCTGTTGCGACGGTTGACCCGACTGCAATCAACGTGGTGTCGCTAAGCGATGACCTGCAAGCAGCTGTTACGGGTGCGCCTCAAACGTTCAGTCTGACTGCTGCGCAAGGCACCACAATCACGCTTCCAAATGGCAAGGTGCTTCAAAAGTCATTTCGAGGCTTGGCCGAGTCTCAGGCCGATTTGTTTGCCAAGACTGTGCGCAACGGCTTGTTGATTGGCGAATCAACGGACAAGATCGCTAAGGACTTAAAAGGAACTTTGCGTTTTGGGCAGCCAGGCAGCGCGAGGCAGATTGCGCAGGCTGGCGGCAAGGTAACTGCAATGGCAAACCGCCAGGTGATGGCGCTTGTGCGCACCAGCTTGAACCAAGTTGCCAATGAAGCCAGTCAGCAGGTGTACGAGGCAAATCAAGACGTGACCCAGCGTTATCGCTACGTCGCAACGCTGGACAGCCGTACTTCACCAATCTGTCGCGCATTGGATGGGCAAGAGTTTGAATACGGCAAAGGCCCGAAGCCCCCGCAGCATTTCAACTGCAGGTCAACCACGGTGCCGGTTATTGATTACGAGGCTTTAGGTTTTACGCCGCCAGCGCCAGGCAAGCGTGCTGCGCAAGGTGGCATGGTGCCAGCCAACCAAAGTTATGGGCAATGGCTGAGCAGTCAAAGCAAAGAAACCAAGGCTGACATCCTTGGCCCAGAGAAGGTTCCTTACTTCAATCGACTGGCTCGAAAGTATGGCCCGACTGACGCTATCCGCAAGTTTGTAAGTGAAGACGGGTCAGAGCTAACGTTGGACCAGTTAAAACGCCGTTATTCCAATGGCACTAGCAGCTAAGTACAAGTTCACTGTTCAAGGTGAAGAGCCAAAGGCCAAGCCCAAAGCGACGGCCAAGAAAAAGTCCGCTAAAAAGGAAGCACCTGCGGAGGCTGACTGATGCCTAAAGGCCCTGGCACCTACGGCTCAAAGGTGGGCCGTCCCTCTAAAAAGAAAAAGAAAGGAGGCAAGAAAAAATGAAAAAGGGTTCTCGCGTTAGTTGGACCTATGGAGGCAAGCGGACCTACGGGACCGTGACCAGCATCAAGGGCGAAGGCGCTTATAGCGTCAAAGGCCCTAGCGGTGGCACTGTGACTCGTCGTGGAGCCAAAGGCGATCCGATTGTTGCGATCAAGTCTGAAAGCACTGGCAACCCTGTGCTTAAAAAACGCTCTGAACTTCGCGCTGCGCCTAAAAGAAAGTGAGTATCAAACGCGGTGGGCACACGTTTGCGGGCTTTAATAAGCCCATCCGTACGCCGAACCATCCGAGCGGCAAGTCTCACGCTGTTGTCGTTAAGGACGGCGATAAACCGAAGCTCATTCGGTTCGGGCAGCAGGGTGCTAAGACGAAGCGTCCGCGCAAAGGTGAAAGTGCTGCGGATAAAGCTAAGCGTGCATCGTTCAAGGCACGCCACGCAAAAAATATCGCGAAGGGCAAGACATCTGCCGCATTTTGGGCAGACAAAGTAAAGTGGTCGTGAAAACAACCTTACGGGTTATTCATGTCTGAAGAGCAAAACCAGGAGATTACGTCTCCCGCAGCTCCAAACAATTCTGAGCTTGATGCACTGAAGAGCAGCATCCAAGCATTAGAGAAAAAGAACTTTGAGCTAATTGGCAAGCTCAAAAGCGCAAAAACAATTCCCGACGGCGTTGACGTTCAAGAGTTGCTTGACTTCAAACGCAATGTCGAGCAGAACAAGCTCGAATCAGAAGGCAAGTACACAGAAGCCAGACAGGCTCTGGAGCAGCAGTTCCGTGAGGCGGCGGAGGAGAAGGACAAGCGCATTGCAGAGCTTGAAGCGCGAGTCCGGGAACTTGAGTTGATTGCACCGGCCAACACGGCGTTGGCTGATGTTGTGCATGATCCGAGCATTGTGTTTAAGGCTCAGCTGCTCAATCCAAATCAGATTGAACGCGAAGCTGATGGCACGGTTGTCGTGGTCAATGGCTACGAGCGCAAGCCCATTGGCGAATGGGCTAAAACTTTGCCCAGCTATATGCAGAAAGCACCTAGGCCGCAAGGTAGTGGTGCGCCTTCAGGACGCAGCACAGGTGGCGACATTCCACCAGGCACAAAGAATCCTTTTGCCAAAGAGTCTTACAACCTCACAGAACAGTCGCGGCTCTATCGCACGGATCGGGATATGTATGAAAGGTTGAAAGCTGCTGCGAGCCGTTAATATGATCAACAAGGCAAAGCTACGCAGAGCCGTTCGGGTTACGCCCACACCGTAAACATCTTTTTTGAGGATCTGTCATGGCGACTCTTCGCTCTGACATCATCATCCCCGAGGTA